CCCCAACACGATTCGCTAAAGTTTGAACTGACGGAAAGCAAGACTTATCTTCTTTATCTGCATAAGTCCAAAGAATACAATATAGAACCATTGCTCTTGGATTAATCCCTGAATCTAAAATCCATTGCGGGATTATTGCAAAATAGTTATCTCTTTCAATTTTCATTTATCTCCTTTTATGATTGAGTCTAGGTCAAACAAAAGGTGGGAAATGAATATAACCCAAAAAAAACCTAGACCCAACCTGTTCTCCTTAACCCTCGTGACTAAAAGGGTGCGGTTAAATCGTCCTCAGGCTCAATTGCCTTTGGTGTAACAATGTTACTAGAGTTTATTAATTCTGCTGGTATATCATCACTCCAAGCAGACCAAGCATATCCTGTCTTTTGTATTTCAGGACATTCTTTACTCCCACATTTAAAGTCTGCACTCTTAGGCGAAAGCTTGTTTCCTCTGTTGTCAAACACCTTAGAATCGCATACAGGACACTTCAAATCACTATTTGGTTTTGTAACTTGAACTGTTGGTGTCTGAGCCGTCTCAGAAAAGGGCTTCTGTTGTGAGACATTCTCACTCTTAAACGGCTCTAACACCCAATCCTGAATTGATTGTGCCAATTCAAACATATCTGTTCCATTATCTTTGTCAGCTATAACAAGTTCAATAGCTCCTTTGATTGCAACTTGCCTTACTATTAATTCATCTTTATTCATTTTATACTCCGCTTCCTATTCGTTTGTTTACCCAACTATTTTGTTCTTTCCAATTCATTAAGGTTTCCCTTTTCCAAACTGGAGTAGCTCTAAGATTGTAGTCAGGTTCGGGTAACTTACCCTGAAACTTCCATTGAGCAACTTCTTGTCGCTTAACTGAAAGCCATTCTCCAATCTCAGCAGTTCCTAATATTTCAAGCGTCATTCTTCTTCTCCTTTGATTCCACCATTTAATATTTCGAGTTCTTCTTCAAAAGTCTCGTAAGCTAAAGAATCTACCGTAGGATAGAGTTTCTTCCTTGCTTTTGCTAATGCCCTATTTGTTGCAACTAAACATTCTTCTTTAGTTAAAGAGTCATAACCAAACTCTTCTGAAGCCATTGCCCAGTTAAACATTTTTCTACGGATTTCATTCCTCAATAATTCGTTTTGAAAATTATTTTGGAACATATCTTTATGCGTCATAATCATCTATTGTAATAGAAGATTTAAAGTCTGCAACAGTTTTATTATATTCTTTCCATTCCTTTTCCATTTTCATATCTAAAAAGAAATCAGAAAAAACTTCTTTAATAACTACTACATAAAAGAAACGCCAAAAGATTATATTGCCTATTACAACAAGCAAATCAATTGAGTTCCATAAGTCGTCGCCTGATACATCAAGCATATTTAAGTCAATCATATATTCTCCTTTATTTATATTGTTAAGTTCTTTGTTAAGAACTTAAAGCAACTCGGACTTATGAGCTGTTAACTAGGCGCTTTACACCCACTCATAACACTTGCCACCTTTGGTTATCCTAATAATTGCTATGCTTGGTTTAACGCAATTAAAACTGTCCTGTTCGCGCTTTGAATGCTATCAACATATATTCCTGCCTTTATTCCACTTTGTTGGGTATCAGTTTATATACTCCACATTAATCTCTACTTAGGCCTTAGCACTTTATTATCCGAGTTCCTTTAAATTCTTTTAACTGAGAACTTAAAGATACAGGCTTACACACATTAAGCATTGTTTCTTAAATTAGGCTTTCGCAAACTCAAAGTTATCACACGCTTACCTTAAAAGGTGGTTAATATAACTTGCAATTTATACAACCCTAATGAACGCAGAAATTTACCTATGGAAACCTATATCTTTAAGTTCTCAATTTATGAGTGTATTAAGAAACTATCGTTATGTATAATCTTACAGCTTGTCGTTACTCTGTCCTCTTATACAATCATATAACTATAACTTCTAATTTCTTGCCAACTTCCGTTCAAGGAAATGGGTTAAACTCGTTAGCCGATTTCTGCTAATTATCATTTACTTTAAAAGGCGTTCTTTTACTTCATACTCTTACTAGTCCTCTCGGACACCTTATCTAACAATAATTTAAGGCGGGTGGTTTGCACACTGTACATTTACTGAAGTAGTTCCTATATGGCCACTTTCAATGGTGGTCTGTCCTGAATTTCGACGCTATTACCCGCTCAAGCTCCTCACACTCTATTAATAAATTAATAAAGACTTATTCCACTCTTAGCAACTTTCCTAGAGTTCATACTCTTAGTAACAGTTAATGGATATCTCCTAAGCTCTCTCTTGAGCATTTAACTGCTAAATGTTGATAGTTTCTTAATACACTCATTACAAAGAGCTTTGGAGAGTATGCTTAAAGCTATAAGGTTGTCATCTAGTATTGTGTTTTTATTAGTAAGGCATTTGAGTTTTTTCAGACTGTTCACATTGTTATATACCAATGCTACTTTACAGGATTTGCACTAGAATCGGTGCAATCCTACCTTACTATCCTATGCAGGTGCGACCCGCCATTTATAGCAACATACTCACTAAAGCTCTCTGTTTTAGTTTTAGGTTTTCCTTGCCCCTCGTTTTATAGTGTGGCTCTCACTTGGGAGTCTAAATTTTGAGAGACTGACTCTTAATCTCTATACCTATAACATTACAATCTTTGATTACTAATACAATCTTTTATTATGATTATTTTTAAATAAGCTTGCATTTAATCTAAGATTATGCTAGCTAAGGAAAACCTCAATGTTTATAAGCTTTAAAGTATCTTTAAGTCGTCCCAACCCTGCTCATTTACAGTCAAAGTTAATACACCTTGTTTAGTTTTTAATCCAGTCCTTGCAAAAAGTTCCTCTGAGTCGTCAACACTTGGACATTGTAACCACAATCTCATATCATCTTTTCCTGCTCCTTGTTCAACAGCACGGAAGTGATGATAATGACCCGATATTAAAATCGAGCAGTCCGCCAAAGGACTCTTACCATACATCTGACCTTTCCAAAAGGTTTCCATTTTCTTCCAAGAATCTCCACCGCCGAAACCTGCAAGGTGTCCGTGAGTAAAACCCACCAAACGATTAGAAATCTTTAAAGTTAAATGATATCCGTCAGGTACAAGGACTTTAACTTTATCATACATTTTATTTTGCTCAAGGATTTCTCCTATCACTTGTAGTTGTGCTTGGCCTGAGTCATCTAATCTAGTTGTTGCAACACTAGCCTTAGCACTTCTATTCTCTGAGTGATTGGAAACTACACCTGATAAAACAATTTCATTTCCATAAGGAAGAAATGTATCAATAATTTTTATAATCATTCTTCGCATTAAGTGTTCTTGTTGAGACCTATCCAAGTCAATTACATAAGCTTGATTAGGATAGAAATGACAAGTACCCTCAACTAAATCCCCAAGAGAAATTAAATAGATAGTATCAATCTTCTTTCCAGTCTTTTTAAAGTTCTCTAATTGTTGAACTCCTTTTTCTAAAGCTTCATTAATTCTTGCAACAGTTGCAACAGAACCTTTTTTACCTTTATACTTGAAATCTTTTTTACCCAATTGGAAGTCGCTCATACAAAATACCCAAGAAGTATCTGCTTTAACTTTCCTTTGTTTCTTTATTGGAGTTTTCTTTTTAATCTCTTTAAGAAGTTCATCATAATATTTATCGTGATGAGGATTCTTTTTTCGGATTTGAAATTTAAAAGCATAGAGGTCAACTATTTCTCCACCTTTTCTTTGAGTCTGCCAAGTACTAAACCTAATTGTATCTTCCATTATTTCAAATACCTTTGGGTCAAACCCATTATCTGAAAGTAAATAATTAAATTTAGGATTCTCTTCTTTAGAGATTGCTGTAATCTCTCCTCTGTTATCTTTATTAACCCAAGTCGCATTAGGTTTCCAACCACTTGGATAGTAGTTATTCCCTAGTTCCTCGTCGTGAGCAACATCTTTGCGCTTCTTTATTATCTTTTCTATTTCTTTGTCCACAAGCCCTGCGTCCTTTCCTTATGTATCACGCTCCCAAGTTTCAAGGAATGCGTATATAGTTTCTTCTAGCTTATCTAATTCCATAACCACTAACCCGTTATTAACACCGTCAGGCATAGCAACAAATACAAAAGGTCTAGCGTCTCCTATCCTTTTATTATCTTCTGATTGTAACTTAGCTTTTAAAAATTTATTCCATAGAGTTTGAACTTGTTTCCCTGATTTTACTTCTACTCTTACTTCTCCACGCCAGTTTTCCTCGTGTCCCATTTGAGAGCGAAACTTTGTATCAGGTATTCTAAGTTTCTTTCGAGCAATGTTTTGTTTTCTTCTACCTTTATTTTTATTATTTAATCCACGCTTCTGAGCAGGAGACCAGTTATCTTTATTCTTAACATTCTTTTGACCCATTCCTTGCATACCAGCATTCTTCCTAGCTTTATATTCTGAGAATGTTTCATCTTCTTGCCATTCTATTTTAGACATCTGAACCCCAACAATGTTTACTGCTGTTCCAATGATACCAACCGTCATTATAAACAAGCCAACTTGCTAATTTAGTTGAGAATGTAGGGTCTAATCTATTCCAAGAACCAGTCATATTAGTTAATTTATTTTTTAGCCAATCAAAAGTATTGTCATTAAATTGCCATAAGCCTTTGTCTTGTGTTCCGTTTGTATTATTTCCGATAGCGGAAGCATAACCTGTTGACTCGCAGAATACTATTCTCATTGCTTGAATCACATCTTCCTCTTTAAAGTAAAATTCAATTAGAGGTTGCCAATGCAATACAGTTTCAATCTGTATCTCGACCTCTTTACAATCCCTATATTCGTCTAAGCCGTTAGGCGTTAGCGGAGTTGCGATTAGACAACTCATCAAAGGTGCTAGTAAATAAGTCATTAGCTTTTCTCGGCTTTAAATGCCATATTCCAACTGGTAATACAACATTACTAATATTTTCATTCTCATCTTTGAGAATAAGCATAGTTTTATCGCCGTCATTTTCGAGTGCTATTACATTCGACATAATCTCCAATAATCACTTATTTAATTATAACTTAAGATTATGACAAATAGTTAAAATAATATAATTAAAAACCCCAATGATTATGGGATATTCGTTATGGGCAAGTGTTCCATTAGGAATTATAAAGCGCTTAAAACGGCTTTAAGTACCCTGTTTTTAGACGAATTGAGACAACCCAGCGATTAAGACCGCCAAAACCGTTGTCCAAGCCAAGAGTTCACTTCTTGAAATTTTAGAGTTAACTTTTTCGTGAAGCTCGTCAATACGCCCACTAAGTTGGTCTTGACCTTTAAGTAAAAGTCCAAGCATTTCTTTTTGAGTATATCCATTATGAGTCATTATCCTTTCCTGAAACCAATTGTAAGTAACCAAACTGTTAAAGTTATAAGCGTTGCCATTGCCGTAATAGTTTGAGCTTGCCCAGTAAGTGTCAAACAAGCAATTATTAAACCCACCAAAGTCCACAAGAGGTTTAAAGTCTCTTTAATTGCTTGAACAAACCAAGACCACAATTTATTTATCAATCAAATCTCCTTAATGCAAACGATACAATCCTTACCAATATGGTTGGCACAATTACTTCCTGTGCCTTATCCTTTTGGTCTTGACTCATATCATCTGAGATATTTTTCAAATCTATTGCGCCTAAATCTACATCTATGATAACACTTATAGGCGACTCAATGAAAGACTCAAAAGCAATTTCTGTGGTTGCGTCGGCAAGAGTGTAAGGTTGAGAAGATTTATCAGCATTTTCTACTGCTCTTTCAACAAACTCATCAACAGCTTGAGCAACATTCTCATCAGTCTTAATTGCTTCAGCAATAATCTGAACATCTTCTGCTCCTGTTTCTTCTTCGAATCCTAATACTTCAGCTACTGCTTCGGCTTGTTCTTGTGTTATCTCTTCTTCTTGGGCTATTTGAATAACCTCTTCAACCACTTCAGCAATGATTTGAATTGCTTCTTCGCTTACTTCACTAAGATTTTCAACCCCAATGTCATTAACTTGTTCAATTATTTCGATAACTTCTTCGGTTTCAAGCTCTTGTACAAACTCTTCGATAGCTTCTTCTTTGGCTTCCTCATATTCAACTAACTCCTCTTCAGTAAACTCTTCTAATTCTTCTTCCGTAACTTCAGGAATATCAATAACGATAATCTCTTCTATTACTTCTTCTAGCTCTGCAACTTCTTCCTCAACCATCTCTTCAGTAAGAACTTCTTCATCATCTTGTTCTGTAAAGATTTCAAATATTTCAAAAACTTCTTCATCTTCCTCTTCTATAATCTCCTCAATAATCTCGACCTCTTCTTTAGATATAGATTCTTCTTCTATTAATTCATCTTGTATAGATTCTAAATCTTTTAGTACATCTTCAGGGTCAGGTGGAAATAAATCATTCGCAATAAATATATCTATTAGGTTTATATCTTCTTCAATAATAATTATTTCTGTTTCAAATACTTCTATATCATCTATGTATTCTTCAATTTCAAGAATTACTTCTACATATTCTTCTAGTTCTTTTTCTAACTCAAAGATTTCTTCTTCAGTTAACTCTTCGTATTCCTCTTCGGTAAGTAAGAGACCAAGTTCTTCAAGTAATTCTTCGGACTCTTCAATGAGTTCAAGTTCCTTAACAGCAATCTCCATTTCCTTTTCAAGCTCAAGTATCTCTTCTTCAGTAAGTTCAATATCTTCGAGTTCTTCAAATTCATCATCATCTGAAATTTCAAATATGATAATGCCGTCATCAAGAACTCCTTGTTCGTCGTCATAAATCTCCTCATCTTCTATTAAATAATCTTCATCATCTATATAGATAATCTCATCTTCATCTATTAGATTTTCGTCGCAGTCTCCTCTCATAATTTGAGCGTCGGTTAATTCACAACCGTATTCTTCAAGGTTAGAAGAACGCTCCATATCTCTTGAGACTGTTCCGTCATCTACTTCTGTCTGTGTATATTCTAATTCTTCGCCATCTATTTCAACAATGACTATTGGAATAGTAGTAGTTGTAGTTGGTGGTGGTTCAGGTTCAGGTTCAGGTTCGGGAGCAGGTGGAACTGTTGTTGTAGTAGTTGTCGTTGTAGTCGTAGTGGTAGTTGTTGTTGTTGTAGTAGGAGTTGTTGTAGTTGTTGTAGTAGTAGTTGGAGCAGTAAATTTATAATAAACATTATCAAATAACCACCAATCTTGTAAATTATCTGAAGCTCCTGCAATTACAATCTCATTAATTGTAGTTCCAGTAGGCGCAGTTAAAGTTACTTGT